GGCGCCTCGCTCCCGATTTTTCGCTAGAGCCAGCCCTAAAAGCGGGTTCCCAAAGCCTTATGGGGACAGGGTTTCTCAATAGCCGCCCGTTATTGCAAGAAACCCACAGGGGCGAAACGAGTCTCGCAGACGTTTTTTGATCGCAAAGGAACCGCCGGTAGTTGCGCAACCGGTTGCGCGCCCAGCGCTACCGTGGCCCAATCGGAGCCCTTCCTTCGTGAGACTCCAGACGCCGCATGACTTCTTCCAAGATCCCGGCGATGGCCAAGCGCATCGAGCTCTGGCCCGTCGAGAAGCTGGTGCCGTACGAGCGCAACGCGCGCATTCACTCTGAGGCGCAAATTGCCCAACTCGCCGCGAGCATCGTCGAGTTCGGCTTCCTCAATCCGATCCTGGTGGACACCTCGGCCGGGATCCTGGCGGGCCATGGCCGGCTGGCCGCGGCGCAGCAGCTGGGCCTGGCGAAGGTGCCGGTGGTGGTGCTCGACCACCTGAACGAAGCGCAGCGCCGCGCCTACGTGCTGGCGGACAACAAGCTGGCGGAGAACGCGGGGTGGGACCTGGAGCTGCTGCGCCAGGAGATCAGCGCGATGGAGATCGACCCGGCGGTGCTGGGCTTCGGCGAGGACGACCTGAAGCGACTGCACGACGGCCTGGAGCTTGAGGCGTTCGAGGGCATGGCGGAGGCCGGCACGGAGCGGGCGGAGCCTGAGCACCAGCAGGGCCTGGGGCTGCCGGATGGCGAGGACGAGGATGATGCTGCAGACGCGACAGCGGAGAGCGGCGAGGTGGAAGAGCGGCACATCTTCAGCGTGAACCTGCTGTGGGATGACCGCGAGGCGGTGCTGGCGGCGGTGCGCGCGGCGAAGGAGCGCGATGGGCTGGAAGGAACGCCCGAGGCGCTGGTGCAGATCTGCAGGGAGTGGCTGGATGAGCAAGGCGCTGGAACTGATTGAGCTGGCCCATGGGCTGCTGAGGGATTTGCCGGACTGCCGGCTGTGGGGCATTGATGACGGCGCCCTGGTGCTGGGCGAAGACGCGACGCACTTCGTGTTCTGCTACCAGGGCGCGCTGACGGTGCGACAGCACGGGAGCTGGCCGCATGTGCTGACGGCAGGGATGTATGCGGCGGCCCCGGGCAGGTGCGAGGTGCGGCCGGTGGGGACGGATCTGAGCCGGGGCATCGTGATCAGCCGGCATGGCTGGCTGGGGATGATGTCGATCGGCGGGCCGCTGGAGGAGCGCGGGCGGCTGCGTTACATCGACGGCTGCACGGACAGCCTGCTGGTGCCGCCGGTGCGACTGGGCGATCCCTGTCTCAATGGGCTGTGGTTCCCGATGGGCACCGAGCAGACGAGCCACACGCACCCGAGCGTGCGCGTTGGGATGGTGGTGCGCGGGCGTGGGTGGTGCGAGACGCCAGAGGGTGAGTTCGAGCTGCGGCCTGGGATGGTGTTCGTGATCCACCCGCACGGTGAGCACCGGTTCAGGACGGGGCGTGATGCAGGGCTGACGGTGGTGGCGTGGCACCCGGACAGCGACACGGGCCCGACGGACGTCGATCATCCGATGCTCAATCGCACGATGGTGGCTGGCGTGTCGGCTGCGGCGATCCCGGAGCTGCAGACCCGATGACGCTGCGGCCGACGAGCACGAACCAGGACGTGATGAGTGCAGCGCTGGATCGGATCCGGCGGATCTACGACCTGTTCGACCGCGTGGTGGTGAGCTTCAGCGGCGGGAAGGACTCGACGACGGTGCTGAACCTGACGGCGATGGTGGCGCGCGAGCGCGGCCGGCTGCCGCTGGATGTCTACTTCGTGGACGAGGAGGCCTGTTACCCGGAGACGATCGAGTATGTGGAGCGGGTGCGCGCGCGTGATGATCTGCGCTTCCTGTGGTGCTGCTTGCCGATCAAGCATCGGAACGCCTGCGCCAGGACGCAGCCGTGGTGGAACTGCTGGGATCCGGCGGCGCGTGACCGGTGGATCCGACCGCTGCCGGCTGGGGCCGTGACGCTGCGCGATGCGCCGCGGTTTCGGATGGGGATGCAGCTCGACGATGTGGGCCCGGTGCTGTTCGGGCCGGAGTGCGGGACGGTGGCCGACCTGACGGGGATCCGTGCGCAGGAGTCGGTGCGGCGGCTGCAGACGGTGACCAAGAAGGTGCGTGACAACTACATCGCTGGCGCGCGCGAGGGCTACTACTTCAACTGCAAGCCGATCTACGACTGGAAGGCTGAGGACGTGTGGGTGGCGGCGAGCCGCGAGGGGTGGGACTACAACCGCGCCTACGACGTGCAGGCGATGATGGGCACCAGCGTGAGCCTGCAGCGGGTGACGCCACCGTTCGGCGAGGAGCCGCTGGGCGGGCTGTGGAAGTATCCGCAGGGATGGCCGGAGCTGTGGGAGCGGATGCTGCGGCGCGTGGAGGGTGTGGGCACCGCTGGGCGGTACGCCAGGACGGATCTCTATGGGACGTCGATGAGCGAGCCGCCGCCGGGCATGACCTGGCAGCAGTGGTCGCGGAGCCTGCTGGAGCTCTATCCGGCGAAGGAGCGCGCGGAGATCGCGCGGAGCATGGCGGGCGTGATCCGGATGCACCAGAAGAAAACGCGGCGGCCGATCCACGAGACGAAGGACGACGTGATGAGCGGCCTGAGCTGGAAGTACATCTGCCAGATGGTGAGCCGTGGGGATCTGAAGGGCCGGAAGAAGGGCCAGCTGACGCAGCGCGCGATCACGGCGGCGAAGAAGGCGGGGCTGACGTTCGACGAGGTGAAGGCGCTGGAGGCGAAGCGATGAGCGTGACGGAGCAGCCGGTGAGCAGGGTGCGATGGCTGCCGCGCGAGCAGCTGCGCGCGAACAGCTACAACCCGAACCATGTCGCGGCGCCGGAGCTGGAGCTGCTGGTGGTGAGCATCCTGGAAGATGGGTGGACGCAGCCGATCGTGACGCTGCCCGAGGACCAGGGCGGCAGCTTCCAGATTGTGGATGGGTTTCACCGGTGGACGGTGAGCGCGGATCCGCGCCTGCTGGCGTTGACCGGCGGCCAGGTGCCGACCGTGCAGGTGCGGTTGGATCCGGTGCACCGGATGATGAGCACGATCCGCCACAACCGAGCGCGCGGCACTCATGCGGTGCTGAAGATGGCGGACATCGTGCGGAGCATCGCTGATGATGGCGTGCCGCCAAAGCAGATCCAGAAGCGGCTGGGGATGGAGTCGGAAGAGGTGGTGCGGCTGGTGAACCGCGCGGGGATGCCTACCCAAGTGCGCAAGGTGGCGCCAGGATTGAACAAGGCCTGGGTGCCTGGAAAGGGATGATCCTGCAACTCACCTGGGCCGGCTTCGATGCAGCGGTTGATCTGCTGGCGGCGCAGTGTCCACGAGATCGCGTGGGCGTGCATGGCGTCGATCGCGGCGGCCAGCTGCTGGCGTGGGCTCTGAGCGAACGGCTGGGTGTGGAGCTGATGCGCCGGCCCGGGTCCGGGATGCTGCAGCTGCATGGCGTGGTGGTGTCGCAGCCGCGGTTGCTGTGGGGCGATGCGCTGGTGCTGGCGTGGATTGATGCGACGCCAGGGCAGAACCTGATGGCGGTGTGCAAGGCGACACCGGGCACGCAGGTGCTGATGCCCTGGCAGGATGCGGTGGCGTGCCGACGGGACTTCGTTCCAGGGTTCGATGATTGAGGTTGCGAGCATCCGCTACGGCTGCCAGTGGGACGACAACGGGCACGTGAGGGCCTGGCCGATGCGAATTAGCTTCGGCGCCGAGGGCCCTGAGGTCACAGTGGATCAGATGCTGGAAGGCCGCGGCCACACCGTGATGCTGATTGATCAGCTGGTGGAGCTGGTGAGCGGGATGACGCCGCAGGAGACGCCGATCCAGCTGGTGTATCGGGTGCCGCCAGGACTGGCGCGCAAGCTCATCGACCGCGGGTTCTATGTCGAGCTGCTCCACGACTGATGCTGATCAAGCTGGCCGAGTATGCGGAGCGCCATGGGGTGAGCCCGCAGGCGGTGCGCAAGGCCATCAACACGGGCCGGCTGCAGCGCAGTGTGCAACGCGATGGCAAGAGCTGGTGGATCGACCCAGAGGTGGCCGACATCGAGTGGGGCCGCAACACAGCGCCGGAGCAGCAGCGCAGAAAGGATGCGATCAACGCGGGGAAGCGAGCCGCGCGCGGCGAGGGTGAGCCGCTGCCGCCGGCGGGCCCGCCGGTAGGAAAAGGCGGCGCCACCTATGCGAGCGCCAAGGCAGCGGCCGAGGGCTACAAGGCGATGCTGCTCAAGCTCGATTACGAGGAGCGGGCTGGCAAGCTGGTGGACAAGGCGGCGGTGGAGCGCAGCTTTGCGGCTGCTGGGATGCAGGTGCGTGATGCGGTGATGCGCACGAGCCAGCAGATGGTGGGTGAGATCGCATCAGCTGTTGGCGGGATGACGCAGGAGCAGCGCGCAGCGGTGATGCAGGTGATTGACCGGCATCATGTGAGAGCCCTCGAGGAGTTGGTGCGTGCATCTGGCGTCAGCTGATGATGCGCTGAAGGCGTTCTGGCGGACGCTGCGACCTGACCCGCTGTTGACGGTGAGCGAGTGGGCGGATGCGCGGCGGGTGTTGAGCAGCAAGGCGAGCAGTGAGCACGGGCCCTGGCGAACGAGCCGCACGCCGTACCTGCGGAAGCCGATGGACGATCTGAGTGCGACGAGCACGGTGCAGGAGGTGGTGCTGGTATTCGGAGCGCAGATGGGGAAGAGCGAGATGCTGAACAACTGGATGGGCTACGTGATGGACATCCAGCCCGGGCCAGCGCTGTTCGTGCAGCCCACGATCGACATGGCGAAGCGCTACTCGAAGATGCGCATCGCGCCGATGATCGAGGCAACGCCGAGCTTGCAGGAGAAGGTGAAGGCGCCGCGCGAGCGCGACTCGGGCAACACGCAGCTGATGAAGGAGTTCACCGGCGGCTTCCTGATCCTGGGCGGGGCGAATGCAGCGAGCGGCCTGGCGTCGATGCCGATCCGCTTCCTGGGCGGCGATGAGATCGACCGCTGGCCGGCTGATGTGGATGAGGAGGGCAGCCCGCTGGCGATCGTGACGGCGCGGACCAGGACCTTCGGCGTGCGCAAGAAGATGGCGTGGACGTCGACGCCGACGATCGCAGGCCGCAGCCAGATCTGGGCGAAGTGGGAGGAGAGCAACCAGCAGCGGCTGTTGCTGCCGTGCCCGCACTGCGGTCACCGCCAGCTGATCAGCTGGGACCGGATCCGCTACGACGCGAAGGATCCGGGGCTGCCCAACACGCTGCGCACGCCACCGGTGCTGATCTGCGAGGAGTGCGGCACCGGGATCGAGGAGGACACGAAGGCCTGGTGGTATGACCCGGACGTGTTCAGCGACGACTGGTGGGAGGCGACCTTCCCGGAGCGGACGGTGCAGGGCTACCACTGCTCGGCGCTTTACAGCCCGCTGGGCTGGTTCAGCTGGACGGAGGCGGTCGTTGGCTTTGAGAAGGCGAAGGACAACCCGGCGGAGCTGAAACCGTGGACCAACACGGTGCTGGCCGAATGCTGGAACGACGACGGCGAGGCGCCGGACTGGGAGGCGCTCTACAACCGGCGGGAGCTCTACGAGCTGGGCACGGTGCCGGAGCAGGTGGCGTTCATCACCTGCGGCGTAGACGTGCAGATGGACCGCCTTGAGCTGGAGGTGGTGGGCTGGGGCCCTGGGATGGAGAGCTGGAGCCTCGACTACCAGGTGCTGGCTGGCGACACCGCGCAGCCGGCGGTGTGGCGCGAGCTGACGAAGTTCGTGCGCAGCGAGTTTGGCCGCGGCGATGGGCAGCGGCTGCCGATCAGGATGACCGCGATCGACTCGGGCTTCAGGAGCCAGGAGGTCTACCGCTGGGTGCGTGGCCAGGCGGGGCATCGTGTGATCGCCATCAAGGGTGGGCCGGACAGCCAGACATCGATCATCGGCACACCAGGCCGCGTGGAGGTGCTGCGCAATGGCAAGGCGCTGCGGGGTGGCGTGAAGGTGTGGCCGGTGGGCGGCGCTGCTGCGAAGAGCGAGCTCTACGGCTGGCTGCGGCGGCCGATGCCGGATGAGGGAGAGCCGCTGCCGCATGGCTGGGCCCACTTCCCGCAGCACGGTGAGGAGTATTTCCGGCAGCTGTGCGCCGAGCGGCTGACGAACACGATCGACCGGCGTGGCTACAACCGCTTCGAGTGGGTGAAGACCAGGCCACGCAACGAGGCGCTGGATTGCCGGGTGTATGCGCGAGCCGCGGCGGCGCTGGTTGGCGCTGATCGGTGGAGCGATGAGCGATGGGATGAGGAGCGGAGCGGCAGCGTGGGACGTGAGGAGCGCCGCCCGGCGCCGGTGCAGGATGATGCGCCGGCGCAATCGGGAAGCAGCTTCTGGGACTGAGTAGCATGGCCGCGAGGAGGTGGCCCGGATGAGCACATTCACACAGGCGCATCTTGCGGCCATCGAGGAAGCGATTGCCGGCGGCTACCTGGAGGTGCGCTACGACGACAAGGTGGTGCGCTACCAGTCGATGAGCGACCTGCTGCGGGCCCGCAACCTGATCGCCAGCAGCCTGGCGGCCGCCACCGCGCCGGTCGTGCGGATCGACTACCCGGCCGTGGTGCGGGACTACGAATGAACCCTTTCGAGCAGCTCCTGGCGACGATCGCACCACGCGCTGCGCTGAGGCGTCATGCAGCGCGGATGCAGCTGGAGCAGATGCGCCGCTACGACGCGGCGGCGCGGGGCCGGCGAACGGATGGATGGATCACGCAGGGCAGCAGCGCTGATGCAGCGAGCGCGCGTGGGTTCGGCATCCAGCGGGATCGAGCGCGCGACCTGGTGCGCAACAACCCCTACGCCAAGAAGGCGATCGAGTCGTGGGTGACGAACCTGATCGGCGCGGGGTGGAGCTTCAAGGCGAAGCAGTCGCGCCGCAACGGGAAGCAAGGCGAGCGCGTGACGGAGATCATGCGGGCGTGGATGGCTGACCCGAAGCAGTGCGACTACAACGGGCTGCTGAACTTCGACGGCCTGACGGCGCAGGCGGTGCGCTGCTGGAAGGAATCGGGAGAGGTGCTGATCCGGATGCGGACGCCGACCGAGGCGACGATGCGTCGGTTGGGCCTGGTGGTGCCGCTGCAGCTCCAGGTGATGGAGGGCGACTGGATCGACGAGACCCACGACACGCCGGCTGGTGACGGCGGCGGCTGGACGAAGCGCGGAATCGTCTACGACGCCGAGGGCCGCCGCGAGCGCTTCTGGATCTACAACTACCACCCGGGCGAGAGCGCGGTGCAGGCGACGAGCATCGTGAGCAACACGGTGCCGGCAGAGCAGATCATCCACCTGTTCACGCCAGAGCGGCCGGGGATGACGCGGGGCGTGAGCTGCCTGGCGCCGGTGATGGTGCGGCTTAAGGACCTGGGTGATCTCCTGGATGCGCGGCTGATGAAGGAGAAGGTCGCCGCGTGCCTGGCCGCTGCGGTGGTGGATCTCGATGGCACGAGCGATCAGAAGAGCACGATCGGCGATCGGATCGAGCCGGGCGGCATCGTGCGGCTGGGCCCCGGCCAGGACATCAGGACGATCAACCCGCCAGCAGCTGGCGAGATCGACCGGGTGATCAAGACCTACCTGCTGGAGATCGCGGCGGGCATCGGCATCACCTACGAGGAGCTGACGGGGGATTACTCGGGCGGCAGCTTCACGCAGGGCCGGATGGGATGGATCGGCTTCCAGCGGCGGCTGCAGAGCGACACCTGGCAGATCCTGGCGCCGATGATGTTCGACCGGATCTGGAGCTGGTGGGCGACGCAGGCCGGCGCGGTGGGCATCGCCACTGATGGGCTGAGTGCTGATTGGACGCCGCCGCGGCGTGAGCTCTACGACCCGCAGAGCGAGACAAGCAGCACGATCTCGCGCGTGCGTGCGGGCCTGCTGCCGCCGCAGGAGGCGATCCGCGCTGATGGCTACGAGCCTGATGAGGTGCTGCGCCAGCTCGGGGAATGGAACAAGCAGCTCGATGAGGCGGGCATCGTGCTCGACACCGACCCGCGGAAGGTGAGCGCTGCAGGCCTGACCCAGGTGCGGCCGCTCGGCTCGACGATGCCTCCAACCGGTGAACCGCCGGAGGTGGCGGAGAAGCCACCAGCGCCAGCAGCGCCAAGAACTCCTGCTGCAGGCTGACCCTAGAATCGTGACGATGAAGGAGTGCACATGAGCGACGGTCTCCTGCAGACCCGGGCAATGTTCGCCCCCGAGACGATCAACGTCGAGGAGCGAACTGTCGAGCTGGTCTGGTCGACCGGCGCGCAGGTGCGGCGCGCCAGCTGGTCGCGCGGCGACTACATCGAGGAGCTGAGCATGGCCCCTGGGGCTGTGCGACTGGAGCGCCTGAACAAGGGCGGGCCGCTGCTCGATGCGCACGACTCCTACTCGCTGCGCAGCCAGATTGGCGTGGTGCAGCGAGCCTGGCTGAACGGAAACGAGGGCCGCGCCCTGGTGAAGTTCAGCCGGCGTGATGACGTGGAGAGCATCTTCCAGGATGTGATCGACGGCATCTACCGCAACGTGTCTGTGGGCTACAAGGTCCACAAGACCGAGCGTGACGAGACCGGCGCAGTGCCGGTTGAGCGCGCAGTGGACTGGGAGCCTTATGAGCTCTCGCTGGTCCCGATCCCGGCTGATGCCGGGGCCCAGGTGCGCTCGGAGGAGCCGCCTGCAACCCAACCTTCCGAACAGGAACGATCCATGACCCTTCCCGAGAATGGGGTGCAGGCTCCCGAGCCCACCCAAGAGATTGAAAGCCGCGCTGCTGCTCCTGCTCCCGCCGCCCCCGTGGTGGATCTGGAGGCCGTGCGCGCCGACGAGCGCCGCCGCGCCTCTGGCATCCTCGACGCTGCCCGCAAGCTGCAGGTGAGCGACGAGCTGGCCCACAAGCTGATCGCCGATGGCGTGGCGCTTGACGATGCCCGGATGCAGCTGATCGACGCGCAGGCCGCCGAGCAGCGCAAGACCCCGGCCGTCTCCCGCGTCGAGGTGACCCAGGACCACGGTGAGAAGCGCTTCGAAGCGAAGCTCGACTACCTGAAGTTCCGCGCCAACCTGGGCGAGTTGACCGACGGCGGCGCCCGCGAGTATCGCGGCACCACGCTGCTCGACATGGCCCGCGAGTCGCTGGAGCTGGCTGGCATCAGCCACCGCGGGATGGACAAGAGTGAGATCGCCGTTCGTGCGTTCCACTCCACCAGCGACTTCCCGCTGCTAATGGCTTCCATCCAGCGTGTCTCGCTGAAGGCTGCCTACGGCGAGGAGGTGCAGACCTGGCGCCCGCTGGCGGAGCAGCGCAACCTGCCCGATTTCCGCGAGATGAAGGAGATCGAGGTGGGCGGTCAGATCCTGCCCGAAGAGATCAAGGAAGGCGGGGAGTACAAGACCGGCACCATCCAGGAGCAACAGGGCAGCTGGTTCCTGACTGAGTACGGCAAGAAGCTGGTGATCGGCCGCCGCCTGATTATCAACGACAACCTGGGCTACATCACCCGCGCTGTGCAGGTGCTGGCCCGTGGCGTCGCCACCTTCGAGGCCAACCAGATGTGGGGCCTGATCACCGGCAACGCCAAGTGCATGAGCGACGGCTTGGCCCTGTTCCACGCCAGCCACAACAACACCGGCACCGGTGTGATCGGTGAGACCTCGATTTCGGAAGCGCGTCAGAAGATGCGCAACCAGAAGGACTTCACCAGCAAGAACCCGCTGTACGTGGTGCCGCAGTACATCCTGCTGCCGACCACCCTGGAGACGGCATTCGACAAGTTCAACGCCACGATCACTCCTGCTCAGACCACCAACGTCAACATCTTCTCGGGCTACCTGCAGAAGATTGTGGAGCCCCGCCTGGATGCTTCGAGCACCACGCAGTTCTACATCACCGGCAACTACCCCGGTGTGACGAAGCTGATCTATGGCTACCTGGAAGGCGAGGCCGGCCCGACGATCGAGTCTGAGATCAAGCGCGATCCCGACGGCATCGTGACCTACCTGCGTCATGACTTCGGCTGCGCTGTGGGCCAGCACCAGGGTTTCTACCGCTCCACCGGCGCCTGATCGCCGGATCTCCTTTCATCTTCTCTGAGGACTGATCCATGAAGAACTTCGTTCAGAACGGCCATTACGTGGAGGTGACGCTCCCGTACGCTCGCCTGGCAGGTGAAGGCGTACTGGTCGGCCAACTGTTCGCCGTGTGCGTGGTGGATGGCGCTTCGGGAGCTGTTATCAACGCTCACCGAGAGGGCGTGTACGACCTGACCGCCGCCACTGGCGCCGGCACGGATGCCACCGCCTGGGCCATCGCCTACTGGGACAACACCAACCGTCGTGTGACTCCTGTGGCGACGAGCAACACCCGGATTGGGCTGTTTGCCGCGGCCAAGGCCACTGCTGACGCAGTGGCTCGTGTGGCGCTCGACTGATGCTGCCTGACATCGCCAGTCTGGCCCTGAAGGCCGTGGTGAAGGTGATGGGGGAGCGATCCCCTATCACCTATCGCCGGGGTTCGGATGTGCATCAGATCGGCGGTGTCTACCAGGCCAGCCACGTTGGGCTGGATCCCGAGACCGGAGTGCAGGTGCGCTCAACGCAACCGGTGCTGCTGATCAACGGCGCCGAGCTGGCGATCGAGCCGAAGCAGGGCGACGAGGTGGAGGTGCGCGGCGGCCTGTTCAGAGTGCGTGATCCGCAGCCTGATGGGCATGGCGGCTGGCTGCTGATGCTGCATCGCCTGCCGCTGCCGGCGGTGTTCAACCCAGGTGTTTTCGAGGCTGGAGTGTTTGCGTGATGCCGCTGAATCTGATCCGGCGACTGGTTAAGGGTTTACCGCTGACGGCAGCGGAGCATGACGGCAACCTGGACAAGCTGGAGGCGGCGATTGAGGCGCGGCCAACGCAGGCGGCCGCTGACGCTGCTTATGCCTCGGCGGCACAGGGCGATCTGGCGGATTCTGCAGTGCAGCCCGCCGACCTGGGGCCATTCCTGACGGAGGTTGAGGCCTCTGCGCAGTATGCGCCGATTGATGCCACAGCGGTGCGTGTGCGCCAGCCAGTGCGCAACAACTCCGGCGCTTCGCTGGCGGCTGGCGCTGCGGCCTACATCACCGGCAGTTCAGGTGAGCTGCCGACGGTGGCGGCTGCGGATGCGTCGTCTGAGGCAACCGCAGCCCGCACACTGGGCGTGGTGGAGGCCACGATCGGGAACAACACCAACGGCTATGTCCTGACCCGTGGTCTGCTGGCGGGCGTGAACACGTCCGGCCTGACGGAAGGGGCAGTGGTGTGGCTGTCTGAGACAACTGGGCAGCTGACGACCACGAGGCCGACGCAGCCAGCTCACGGTGTCTTCATGGGCATCTGCGTAAAGCAGGGCGCCGGCACATCGGGGATCCTCTATGTGAACGTGATCAACGGCCAGGAGCTGGATGAGCTCCATGACGTGTTGATCGTGAGCCCTGCCGCGGGCCAGGCCCTGGTCTACGGGGCCGATGGACTGTGGCGGAACTCGAATGTGGCAGGCGGCATTGCTGCTTACACCCACACGCAGTCCACGCCGGCGACGACGTGGACGATCAATCACAACCTGGGCTTCCGGCCCAGTGTTGAGCTGCTTGATTCCGGCAGCCAAGAAATTGACGCCGATGTGTCGCATCCGAGCGTCAATCAGACCGTCGTTACACTGAAGTCGGCAATCGCCGGCCTCGCCCGTTTGATCTGAGGACACCACCATGGCTCGCCGCTTTCTCACCGACATCGACATGGCGTCGGTGTCGAAGATCACCAACCTGCCGGCACCGACTGCTGACGGCGATGCCACCAACAAAGGCTATGTCGACTCGGTTATTGAGGGCCTGGCGTGGAAGGACAGCTGCCGCGTTGCCACCCAGGCGAACCTGAACCTGGCCAGCCCTGGCGCGACGATCGACGCCATCACGATGGCGAGCGGCGATCGTGTGCTGGTGCGTGCGCAGACAGCGGGCGCTGAGAACGGCATCTACGTCTGGAACGGCGCCGCCTCGGCGATGACCAGGGCCCTGGACGCCAACACCTTCCCGGAGCTGGAGCAGGCCACCACGACGGTGGAGGAAGGCACCAGCGCCGGTGTGACGTATCGCCAGACGGCGGTGAACGGCACGCTGGGCAGCACGGCGGTGAGCTGGACGGTGATGGGCACCAGCGCCCCGACCGCCAGCACCACCCAGTCGGGCATCATGCGCCTGGCAACGCAGGCCGAGACCGATGCTGGCACTGCAGCTGATCTGGCCGTGTCGCCGCAGACGCTGGCGAACTGGTCAGGCCGACTGCGGAAGTTCTCGGCGAACGTCGGCGATGGCAGCGCCACCAGCTACACGGTGACGCACAACTTCAACACCCGTGATGTGATCGTGCGGGTGTTCCCGAACTCGGGCCAGTACGACGACGTGGAGGTGGACGTGCAGCGCACTGGTGTGAATGCAGTGGCAGTGGTGTTTGCGACTGCTCCAGCGTCTAACGCCTACCGCGTGGTGGTGCTCGGCTGATGGCCAAGGAGTTTCTGACGCCACCTGACTTCAAGGCTGGCCTACTGCTGAACGGGTCGGCCGGCACGACCGGGCAGCAGATCACATCACAAGGCCCTGGACAGCCGCCTGTATGGGGTGCTCCTGGCAGCGGTTCCAGCTTCGCAGGGTATGCCGTTGGCAACTGGATTGCGCCCGTGATCGGCACTTCTGCTGCCGGCGGTTCTTTGACAGCCAACACCATCGCTCTATACCCATTCACGGTAAATAGGGCCGTAACCATCAGCGACCTAGGGTTTAGGGTTACGACTGGTGTTGCTGGCACCTCAATCCAAGGTGCAATCTACGCGTCTGACGCAAGTAACAACGTAACAGGAGCGGCGTTAGGCAGCACCGCTGGCCTCTCTTCTGCAACGGCTACTTCTATCTCTGGGGCCGTAACACCATTCACTCTTAACGCTGGCGCCCTTTATTGGTTCGCTGTTAATTCTGATGGAGCGCCAACCCTGTTAGCGCTTGCAACGACAAACACCTATTTTAATGCCATTTTAGGCGCCAGCAATCTTGCTGATATTACGTCAAGTGCAACAAGCTCAATGCAGATCAGGACTGTTGCACAGACCTATGGGACGTGGCCGAACCTAACAGGCGTGACTGCTGCTGTTGCGACAGGAACAAACGCGATCAAGGGTGCGATGCCCATCTTCAAGATTAGCGCACTGCCGTAAGCCATGACGATCTCTTCGACTTCTGCAGGCATTGTCATCACCGACGACCGCGACCCCAGCCGTCCGCCTCTGGTGCTGCCCGCTACGGCTACAACAGCAGAGGTGGAGGCCGCGGCGGCGGGGTACTTGCAGCCAGCGGTAGAGCCCGACTACGACGGGTTTGGGTTCTGGCTGTTGACCACGCCCGAGATTCAGCAGGCTTACGACATTGCATTTGCTGGCAACAAGCTGACCGCCGGCTCATTGCCATCTGCGGTGATGGTTGCATCTGACGGCGAGCCGAAGCACCTCCGAACTGCGCTGCTGTTGCTGCGGCAGCAGGGGCTGCTGAGCGATGAGACACTGGCGGCGATGCTTACCGCTGCGCAGGAATGCAACCTCCCGCCCGAGTTCTTACAGGCGCTGGGAGGTTAGGCATGACCCACCCCCGCACCCAGCTGCGCGCCGCCTTCAGGGCTCGTCTGCTCAACGTCACAGCAGCAGAGGATCGGGTCTACAAGGGCCGCCTGATGCCGATCGAGGAGCCGCAGCTGCCGGCCATCGTCATCCACACCCGCGACGCTGAGGAAGTCCAGGAGCGCAGCCCCTCCGGCTGGAACGGCTTCGAGCGCCGCCGCTGCATCGTCTCGGTGGTTGGCATTGCCCAGAGCTTCGACGACATCGACGAAGAGCTGGACACGATGGCCCAGCAGGTTGAAGCCGCGCTACAAAGCTGGACGATCCCCGGCTTCGAGTCAGCCGATGCCCTGCTGCTCGACACCAAGAGCGAGGATCCCGAGTTCGATGGCAGCCTCACGACCGGCGCCACGACGCTGCGCTACGCGGTGACCTACCAGACGCCCTACCGCGACTGCAGCAACCCCTACGTGGACTCCGACGCCGCGGCCGGCGACGGGCCCCTGGAGCGCAGCGGCGCCTATCCTGGTGGCCAGGTCACGCCGGGCTGCCCGGCCGACAACACCGGCGAGGCCTGCCCCATCGGCGAGGCCCAGCTGTTCAGCCAAGAGGAGCCGATCAACTGATGGCCACCCCCCGCAAGCGCGCCCGCACTGACGAGGGCAAGTTCCAGGCAGACGACCCGGCGACCCCCGAGCGCAACGAGGCCTACGTGCAGGATCTGCCGCTGAGCGTCGACAGCCTGGCGGCCTTCATGGAGATCGAGCAGCCCGATCGCCAGCGGCTGGGGCTGGCCCTCGACCTGGCCAAGGAAGCTGCCCTGGCCGTCACCGGCCGGCCCGTGGGTGACACCGCCCCGCACGCCATCCGCCACGGCGTCCACATGCTCGCCTCGCAGCTGCTGATCAAGGACGCCCTGGAGGCGGCGCCAGTCGGCGCCGAGATCCCGGGCGTCGTCCGCTACCTGTGGAAGACCGCCGATGCTGGGCGTTAATCGCTCCGATCAGCTCACCAGCGGCGTCGGCTCCCCCGAGAGCACTGATCACGCGCGCCGGCTGAGCAACGTTGCCCGCTACGGCACGGTGGCCGAGGCCGACTACACCGGCGAGACGGCCGGCTTCCCGGCGATCCGCGTGCAGCTCCAGGACGGCGAGATCCTCTCCGACTGGGTGCCGTGGTTCACGCCGCGCGCTGGCAAGGATCGCGTCTGGGATCCGCCCGAGGTGGGCGAGGTGGTGATGCTGCTGGCCCCGTCGGGTGAGCTCGCCAATGGCGTCGCCATCCCCGGCCTGTTCTCCAACGGCAACGCGAACGGTGATCGCGCCGGCCTGCAGCGTCGCACCTTCGACGATGGCACCGTGGTCGAATACGACCGCGAGGCGCACAAGCTCTTCCTCGACGTGCAGGGCGACATCACGATCCAGGCCACGGGCGACATCAGGATTGAAGCCACCGGCGACCTCACGCTGATCGGCGCGAGAATCGACATCAACCCATAGGAGGCGCGCGATGGCTGGCATGAGCCGCACGACAGGCGAAGCGCTCGGCGGCTTCGATCACCTGCGCCAGTCGATCCAGGACATCCTCACCACGCCGATCGGCACCCGCGTGCATCGCCGCGACTATGGCAGCCGCATCCCGCGCCTGGTGGACCGGCCGATCAACAACAGCCTCGTCTCCGAGCTGGTGGCCGCCACCGCCGAAGCGCTGGAGCGCTGGGAGCCGCGCCTGAAGCTGGAGCAGGTGAAGATCGACAGCGTCTCGGCCTCCGGCCAGATCAGCCTTAGCCTTGTTGGGTACTACCTGCTCAACGGGCAGAAGATCGAGATTGAGGGGCTGGTGGTCTGATGGCGACGATCGACTTCAGCAGCATCCCCAATCCGACGATCATCGAGGATCTCGACTTCGAGACGATCCTCGTGGCGATGATCGCCGACCTGCAGGCGCGCGACCCGTCCTACACCGAGATCCTCGAAAGCGACCCGGGCATCAAGATCCTGGAGGTGGCCGCCGCCCGTGAGCTGATCCTGCGGCAGCGGATCAACGATGCGCTGCAGGCCACCCTGCTGCGCTATGCCGGTGGCGCTGACCTCGACAACCTGGCGACGTTCTACGCCGTCACACGCCTGGAGGATGAGACCGACGCCGCGCTGCGCTCGCGCGTGATCGAGCGCATCATGGGCAGCAGCACTGCCGGCGGCGCCGCCTGGTATCGCTACCAGGCGCTGAGCGCCAGCGAGCTGGTGAAGGATGCAGCGGTAAGCTCCCCGGCCCCCGGTGAGGTGCTCGTCAACATCCTCTCCACCCAAGGCAATGGCACGCCCAGCAGCGAGCTGCTCACCACGGTCGACGCGGTGCTGCAGAGCGACAGCGTGCGGGTGATCACCGACGTGGTGACGGTCGCCAGCGCGACGATCAACACGGTGCCCGTCACCGCGCAGATCTACCTCTACCCCGACACGCCGATCGAGGTGTTCACCGGCCTGCAGGCGCGACTGCAGGCTGCCTTCACAGCAGCAGCTGGCCTCGGCTGGGACGTCACCCGCTCCTGGCTGATCGCGCAGCTGCACCCGGCCGGCGTGCAGCGCGTTGTCTTGACGGCGCCTGCGGCTGATGTAGTCTGCGGCCCCAGTCAGGCTCCGGCTCTGGGGGCGATCACGCTCACGATGGCGGGGCGTGACCGATGAGCCGCTTCGATCTTCTCCCACCCAACGCCACAACCTTGGAGCGGGACTTCTCCCGCTCCACTTCCAGCCTGCAGCGCGCCGGCGGCCCGGTGCCGATCATCCGCACGGCGAAGCGCGTCAACATCCCCGACTCGGTGGTGCCGTGGCTGATCTACGAATACGGCCTGGGCGAGATCCTGGAGTATCTCGGCAACAACCAGCGGCGTGCCCTCGCGGAGGGCGTGCTGTGGCAGCGGATCCGGGGCACACCCGAGTCGGTCCGCATCGCGCTGAGCTGGATCAACGTCGAGGGCCTGATCGACGAATCCGAAGGCGGCTCCGCCCGCTGGGCTGAATACCAGCTGGGGCTGTCGGAGGCGACGCAAGGCGAGCAGATCATCAGCGACATCGTTGGGGTCTGCCAGATCAGTTCACCGGTGCGCTCGCGGCTGCAGCGCATCTACGCGGTCTACGACTTCCGCCGCTTCGTGCTGGACGACAGCCTGCTGAGCGACGGCGGGATGCTGAGCGATCACAGCGGCGTGAGGCCGCGGCCGGACTGGCCGCAGATCAGCTACGGCCAGATCGTCTCCAGCCTGGTGGAGGAGAACGCCACGGTCGCCAGCGCGCACACCGACGTGATCAGCGTGCTGGTGCGGAACTTCGATCGGTTCCTCCTCGACCACAGCCTGATGGACGAGGAGTGGCACACGATCAACCACCCGAGCCTGCTCACCGAGCTTGAAGGCGTGAGCGGGAAATACGAGGGCCAGACGTGGACGAGCATCACCTGGCAGAACGCGACCTGGGGTGACGTGAACGCGGTTGCATCGAGCACCGTGACAACCCAGACGGCGTAGCATGAGGAGCGACTAAGGGGCGAGCATGGCGGCGATCCTTACCACAAGCGGGCGCATCGCCATCGCAACGGCGATCAAGGCGCGCACTGCTCACCTCGCCTGGGGAACCGGCGATGCAGCCTGGGGCAACACACCCCCGGCGCCCCCTGCGAACGCAACTGCACTGCTCGCCGAGGTCGGCCGGCGCAAGGCCACTCAGGTGGACTACTGCGCGCCGGACGCCAACGGCGCGATCAGCGTGCCCGAGGGCAGGTTCTCGGTCTCAGGCAGCGCCACCAACAGCCTCTACTTCAAGTTCCACTTCGAGTTTGAGGAAGCGGTCGGCTCCACCATCCGCGAGACTGCGATCTTCCTCGACACCGTGGCCGCCGCTGGCGTCCCGGCCGGGCAGTTCTACCTGACCCCGGCTCAAGTGGCGCAGCCTGGCACGCTGCTGGTGATCGAGTGGCGTGCGCCGATCGTGCGCGCGATCACAACCCGCCAGCTGTTCGAGTTCGTGGTGACCTTCTGATGCCTCTCACCGGCTACTACAACCGCTTCGACGCGGCGAACCGCTACGACGAGCTGCTCTTCCGCGCCGGCAAGGGCCTGCAGTCGGCCGAGCTCAACGAGATCCAGAGCACGGTCATCGACCGCCTGAAGCGCATCGCCGACGCGGTGTTCAAGGACGGCGCGGTGATCAGCGGCACGCCGCCGACCATCAATGGCGCCAACGTCGCCTGCCCGCTGAGCCTGATCTATCTCCGCGGCGCGGTGCGCGAAGTCGCCGCCCGCAGCTTCACCATCCCCACCACGGGCCTGGTGCGCATCGGCGTCTACCTGCTCGACGCAGAGATCACCGAGCTGCAGGACGCCACGCTGCGCGACCCTGCGATCGGCACCCGCAACTACAACGAACCCGGCGCCGGCCGCCTGCGCACCACCGCCACCTGGGGCCGCGAGGGCGATGGCGGCACGGGCGTCTTCTACCCCGTCTGGACCGTCATCGATGGCACGCTGCTCAACCAGGGCAGCGGCAACGTCGGCGACGCCTTCTCCGAGGCGCTCGCGCGCTACGACCGCGAGAGCAACGGCAACTACATCGTCACCGGCCTCAGCGTCACCGCCTTGGGCCTTGCCGCTGGCGTCAACGCCTTCTCGGTGAAGGACGGCACCGGCAACATCTTCGGCTACAAGATCGACAAGCTGGCCTCGACCCGGATCACCTATGCCGAGGATCCCGACCTGGAGGTGGTCGACGCCGAGCCGGACACCTTCACCGGCACGACCGGCGGCAGCGCCACCATCCAGCTCAACCGCTTCCCGGTCGAGAGCATCCAGGAGGTGGTGATCACCCAACAGAAGACCGTCACCATCACCCGTGGCGGCGTGAGCGGCGGCCAGGACACGCTGCCCGACGTGTCGGTGCTGAGCATCCAGAGCATCACGCAGGGCGCCACCACCTACGTCGCCACCACCGACTACTTCCTGAACGGCGACAAGGTGGACTGGAGCCCGGCCGGCGCCGAGCCGGCGCCCGGCTCCACCTACTCCATCACCTACCGCTACCTGGGGAACGCGACGCCATCGGCCGTGAATCTCCAGGCCGGCACCTTCACGGTCACTGGCGCCGTCAACGGCACGTTGGTGCTGACCGACTACCGCTGGAAGCTGCCGCGCTACGACCGGCTGTGCATCGACCGCGACGGCAACTTCTCGCGGGTGAAGGGGATCAGCTCCCGCTTCACCGCCCTGCCGCCTGCAGTGCCGCCCAACCTGCTGAGCCTGGCGACGATCGAGCAGAAGTGGGGCCTGACGCCGGTCGTGAGCAACGACGGCATCCGCGC